GGATCAGAATAAGCAAAAACTGTTTCTGTTGCTTCTACAATTTCATCTAACCCTGTATTCATATTAGGGAATAATGAATATAATGTAGCGTCTTTATCGGGGAATATTTTTAATACTGCCATTTTGTTATAAATTTACTACCCTTCCTTGGATATCTGAATTAGGGTATTTGACTTCAAAAATGCTAGGGTCTAATGATGGATAAATTACATTAGCGGCTGTTGCTCCGGGTATAGAATAAGCATATTTACTGTATCCTAAATTCTCTCCTACTAAATTAGAAATAGTAATATTTTTTACTGTTTGAACTCCTTCAATAGCATCAAGTAAAATATAAATGTTTCTTAATATAATAGGTTGATTAATTGCCCATTTATCAATAGCAAAATAATCTTTTAAAGCCGCAATACACCTTGTCAAAACGTCATTACTATTATAATTAGGTAAAATAATAATATCAAAATTAACTCCTATGTTTATTATAAAAGCATCTTTAATATTAACAGAATCATTAACCATTCTATATTGAGATAAGTATGTAGTTAAGTTTTGTTTGCAAGCGGGTGATGCTGTGGTTAATTGATTGTTTACGTTATATGACAACACATACAAGTCTAATACGGATTGAGATTCACCAGCGGATATTGATTGAGCTTTAGTAGGTTCAATATATGCTTTTGAAATAACTCCATAATTAGCAGGCATCGAAAGTGCTCTTACTAAATAATCATCTTGAGTTACATTTCGTAACTGTGAAGCAAAATTAGCAGAAGAATTTTGTCTAATTTCTTCTATTGAATCTCCATCTCCACCCCCATCAGCAGCCGTTGGATTTGTAGTTCCTAGAGTATTAAATATTGTGTTTGCTGTGGTAGGAGATAAGTTTGAATTTAAAAATTTAGCAGTTCCAGTAAATACAGTTAATGAATTAGCAGGAACATTTGATACAGCTCCTCCACCTGTTAAATATCTAACTATTAAAGTAGTATTAGAAGGTGCTATCCCATATGTTTTTGTAAATAAGAAATTTTCTGGGGCATAAGCTGTTGTAAGTTTATCTTGTTCAAAAGGTAAACCAATTCCAACATTATTTGGGTTTGGAATAATACTTTCATCAGTATCATTAGCTGTACCTGCTCCAAATTGAATTTGTAAAGAACCAGAATCTAAAAATCTAGTAACAAATCTTCTTTGTACTTTTTCTAGTTTTAAAATATAAGGTGTATCTCCTGAGTATTGAGATAGATTAGGATCATTTGTATTGGTATTTTTAATTGAATTATATACCATTTCTTGACCTAAATAATCAACTTCATACCATTTATCTCCTGAACCAGAATCAGTTATGTCTAAAATTCCAACAATTTTTTCAGCATTTATTTCAACAGTTGAATATTGAACAGGAGCTCCAAATTGAAATTCTGCTGTTTCAATAGTTGATGAAATTGCCTTTCTTATTTTCTTTAAAAGAAATTTTGTTGGATTAGCTCCTGAAATTTCATATACAGTAACTTCGGTTGGATCTCCTGAACTTGATACTGAAAAATCTATAGGATCTTGAATTAAAAATGGGATTTTATTAGTTGTATTTTGAGTTACTGTTGAATTAGGTTCAATATATAAAGCATAACTAAAATCTGGTAAGTATCCTTCACTTCCTGAGGGAGTTAAAGCTGGTACTTGTTGATAAAAATTTACAAAAGTAGTAGCAACTTGAGTAACATTTGGTTTATAACCAAACATATAAGCTAATTCGTATAAATTATTTGTTTGACGAGCATATTGTAAATATGTTTCTTGTAATTGATTATCCAAATAAAATGCTAAGACATCTCCAACATAAGCTGCCATTTCCATAAACATCATACCAGGTGATGCCGGACTAAAGTCATTATATGTAGTTGGAAAATAAGTTCTAGCATAGTCAACAAGACTAGCTCTTAATTCTGTAAAATCTTTATTGATATAAGATATGTTTCTTCTAATAGCCATTATGTAAATTGAATTTCAATTGCGTCATTTATACCTGTGTTTTGAATACTGTATGTAAGGTTGATTTTAACTTCATTTTCATCTTCATTAGGTACAATAGTAAATTCTTCTACTACTACATTTGGAAAATAAAGAGATAATGAATTTTCAATATTTGTTTGTAATCCTTCTAAGTTTCCTTCTGTTATTTGTTGGAATACAAAAGATCGTAAATTACCACCAAAAGTAGGATTTAAATATCTTTCGGGTTGGTTAGTTAAAAAGAAATTAATTAAGTTATATTTAATTGATTCTTGTGTAGTATAGGTTGTTTGAAAAACAGCAGGAGCATTAAAAGGTAAAGCCACTCCCACCCCAACACTTGGTTTGGTATCTAAAGGGAATATTCTTTTTGCTCCAAATGCCATTATTTACCGTTCATTAAAGCCATTATTTGATCTAATCCTACATTACCTTCAGGTAAAGCACCATTAATAGCATCTACAGGACCATTTACTTGAAAGTTTCCAGCATAAGCTGTTGTTGCTGCTCCTCCAGTTTGCATTTCTTCTAAAATACCTCCAAACATTGCTTGTCTTTCTGCTGGGGTTAGTTGTTTTGGTTTTGAAAGGTGAGGTTGAGCGTAAGTGTCTCTAATTGACTCTGTAACAATTGTTTTAGGGGCACGAACAGCTTCCAATAGAATATCTTTTAATTCTTCTTGAATAGCTTCCTTTACTGCCTCTTTAATAATTTTTTTAAAATCTGATGTTTTCATTGTTTATAAATATTAAGTTAATAAGCTTTTAAATTGTCTCTATCGATTATTAATTTTAATTCATTAATTAAGGTTAAATTATCAGTTGTAAACGATAATTCTGTTTGAATTAAATTAATACCTTGTTGGTTTTTACCAATAGCCCGTCTGCGATTGACTGTGGGTGTATATGGAACTTCTTCTATTTCAATAATAAATCCGTTGTATGTAGTTTGGTTAATTGTTTGTTGTGCTTGTAGTTGAGCATCAGCTATAGATTGAACAGATTTTGCTATTGGAGGTAATGTATTATTTGGGTCACAAGTTTGTAAAACAGAATCTATTGACTTTAAAGATTCAGTAGCGGTTAATATATAATCACCAACAATAGATAAAACTAATGCTGAACCTGCTAATACTGATTGGGATTTAGATAATTTAGAATTACCGTACTGATCAAAAGTTATTTTTCTAATTAAAGTTTGAGCATCATTTAACAAAGTTGTTATAATACTTGGAGTAGGTAAAGCATTTGCTGGTGGAAGTTTTAGGGCAGCAGATGCTGCTATTGATGCTATATCTGTTGTACTAATTAATGTTAAAGCTGTGTTTAAAAAGAAAGATAATCCTGTTATTGATGTACCTAAAACTTCAATTTTATTTCCTATATTGTTTAGTTGATTAACTATTAAATCTCTTTGTTGTCTTAATATATTTAATTCGGTTGGTGTAAGACATACTCCACTAGTTTGATATTTAGAAACATAATCAGTAATTAATTTATTAACTGATGGTTGGATAATTGTATTTACTTGGCTTCCTAAAACATATATTAATTGGGGTAATTTAGCAGCTCCTTTAGCTTTAAGATTATCAGGTGTTGCTTGTTCAATAGCTGTAGCATCAACTTTTTTTTCACTAGCTGATTTAGATTTTGCCTCAGTAGAAGCAGCTTCTTGTAATCGTTGTTTTTCTATATCTAAAGGTGAAGCCATTATACAGTATAATTATATTTAGATTTTAAAGTTTCTAAATTTGCTTGTAATGCTTGTAATGAAGCGTTTACTTGTGTTGCTGCTAAATTTAATTGAACTAAAGGAGTTCCTGGAGGGGTTGATACTGCTGTTGAACAGACAGTCATAAATCCTGATAAGTTGGATATTAATTGGTCTAATAAATTAATGGTTTGATTACCTAATAATAAAGGTTCGGTTGCGTTTTTAGAACCAATATATGTGTTTGTAGATTGAATTACAGTAGTAGGTGAATCAATATTAACACTTTCAACACCATTTAAATTTATGGATTTTGCGGAACTTAATAATATATGATCTACAGAAGAATTAAATACTAAACGTCCAGATGAAATTATAAGTTGATTTGATGAATATTGAGAAGGTAAGGTTGGGGGTGATGTCCTATAACTAACATAAGATGTACTAGAAGCATTTAATGGAATTTTTTGAGTAGAACCAAAATAAATAGAACCTAAATCTTTATTAACATCTTCAGTAATATGTTGCCATCCATTTCCAGGATTAATACCTTGACCATTTCTTATTATCATTATAGGATCACCATCAGTACCTGTTGATGACCAGTCATTTGGTCTATTTTTAACTGTAGAACCAAATCTAATACTATTTCCCCATCTACCTTCATAAATTACATCACCTTCAAAAGGTAATAAAGGATTAATAGTATCTCTTTCTTTAAAAGTTTCTCCGAAATATATTTCAGTTGGTTGATCTGTTACTACTCTAGGACTTCCTAACGTAGTTTGTAAATAACTTTTTTGCTGTGTTGGACTTAAATTTCCTTCAGCATATGGAAGAGCATTATGATGTGGATGATTCCAAAGACTTAAAATATTTAAATAATAAATAGATTTACTTGCGGTTGTTGCTTTAATTCCAATATCTGGTTGTCTTAAAATTATTACTAATTCATTTACTAGAGGGTAATTTTTTATATTAGGAAATAAGGGTTTGGCTGTTAATTTATTATTAGCAGTAGATGCTGTAGATACATCTCCAGGTGTTGATTTATAGTCAATAAATTCAATATCACCAATTGCATTTGGATCATCTCCATCTAAAATAACATTAAGTACCCTTCCAGTGCTAAGAATATTATCTTGTTTAAGGGCATTGTTAACACTAAAATTATTTTTTGTATTAAGATTTTTATTTAAAGCACCAAACCCGTAAGCCATTATTTACCTCCTTTTAACTCGTTCATAGCAGATAATAACTGCTCTTTTTCCTCATCGGAAATAGTTAAAGCTCCTTCAGCAGAAACAGTAGCCATAGCACGTTGAGCTAAAGCAGCCATCTTAATTAAGATGTCATCATTTTTAACACTAATTTCCATATATTCTTTAATTAAAGGAACTACCAAAGTAGCATCCCCAATATCAGAAATTAATGGTTTCAACTCAGAAATTAAAGCGGTAACCTGTTGATCTTTTTTCTTTTGATTATTATAGATTTCCTCTAAAACATCAGAGAATTTTTTATTTTTAAAAATTATGTTATCAAATTGTGACATAAATATACATTTAGTTTCTTATAAATATGAAAACTAAAACTTTGTA